ATAGGGATTCTGAAAACACGGTTGATTATGTCACTTGCAGCAAACGTCTTTTCCAATAGAGTTGTGGCAAAATCAGTCTGCACGAGGAATCCGCCATCAGCAGGAACGCCCTCTGATAGTCCCGTAGGAGCCTTCAGCCTTGCGTCCATGATGCGACCATGTGAAGTCTCGGCGACTTTAACCGCCATGAGTTGTTCGCCCAGAGATGCAAAGGGCTTGTCTCCCTCATCCTGCGTGACCGTTATTTCGGCAGGGGTAAACCTCTTCACAATCTGCTTGGCCAGTTCCTCCTCCACCCTCTTCTCGACACGTTCATCTACAATAGTCTGTATGTCGGCATCGAGTTCTTTTTTCTGTTCATCTGTTAACATGTTTAAACCTCCTGTTTATTGGCGATTCTCTTAACCGCCTCTTGGATTTCTTGGTAGGTTATCGTATCTATGTCATCGGGAATATCGCCTCCCGTTAAGCGTATTATCTCCTCGACCAGTATGGATGCAGCCAGTTTCACCTTCTGGCTCAAGTCTCCCCTTAGTAAAGTCGCCAAATAGTCAATCTCATCTATTATTTCTTCCTGTGATGGCGATTTCCCTTCGTGCTCCTTAATCCATGCGTTGGCTTTGGCCATTGTCCAGCCCTTTTCCTTGTCGAATAGGTACGTAATGACCTTCTTGCACTCACCACAGTAGAGGGCTTTGATTCCTTTGTCTTTGTCAATATCTATTGTCCTGATTCTGTGCCCTTCATGCTTGCCCTCTTCGCCTTTGACTGGAATGCGGATATATTCGTCTGTTTCTTCCGGCTTGGTTATGGCCCCGCCACCATTAATGCCTATCGCCTCTATATTGTAATACATGGGGGTAACTACAAGGCTATCACCCCCCATATCTCCCTTGTCCTCAATCTCCGTTATTGTCTTGAGTTCCTTTGTCGTGATAACGCCTTCCGCAACGGCGTTACGCAGGGCATCGGGATTAGACGGCACGGGAACTATTGATATTTCTAAAAGCTCCTGTTTGGTATAAGTCCTTCGGGGTGCGTTCTCACCGTCCCCGTCCTCCCATTTCCTGGGAATAAAGCCCACAGATTCAGTCTTCAAATAGCCGGTATCAACCAGCCTCTCCACAATATCGGCGAACTCGTAAGTCCCTTCAGGTGGGAATTCTACGGTGTTCTTCAGCTTCCCGTCATGAAGCCATACCCTCGGCGCTTTGCCAATGGGTAGTGTCCGATAGTCATGGGCATACATAATAACGGGGTTCTTCTTGAAATTCTTCAGGTCCCAGCCAGCGGCATCAATGACCTCACCATCACGGTCTTGCGTAGAGGTGGAGGCAGTAAACTCATATTGCCTATCACCGACCTTCTTGACTTCGCAATCCTCTATGATTTTGTAAATAGTCTCCATAATACCTCCTAGACTACGGGAAGCCATACGCACCTGCATCGAGCATGCACAGGAATCATACCATGACTTTCCTTTGTGGGATATTCACCCGCCAGGGGGGCGCACTCCTCGCACGCATCGGGCGCAGGGTAGAACTCCGATTTATCTATTCCCTCAATTTCATATCTATGTAATGCACCCTCATTAGAGGCGCTTATAACCTCTGTCCTCGCAATCATATCGGCTCTTGTTTTGGCGTTCTCAGTGAAGTAACCCCTCAATCTTCGGGAAATCTGCGGTATGGATTCCCCTGCTGTGAACCCCATTGAGAGTTCCCGTTGTAACGCCGTTAGGGTTGTGGTATTGATTGACTTGGCTAAGGTGAGGGAACGCTGTAGAATCCACATACGGGCGAATTCATCCAGTTGCTTGACCGATTTGACCGCATCCTCAAAGGCCGAATCATAAACTAGACCGATAGCAGGCTCGAATCTCTTGGCAGTCTCCTCGTCCTGTAGATTAGCGGGCAACTCCCCTGTTCTCTCATATTCTGCCGCAACGAATTTACCCTGCTCACTAAAGACATTCTCAAATACCCGCTTGAACATCTCCTCTTGCCGTGCTGTCTTTTGAGAGTAGACTTCCCACCGTGTCTGCTTCTGGTCTGGAGTTAATGATTTAGATTTAGGCTCAGGGGGCTGAACCTTCCCTGATATGGGCGTAGGAATCAGATTAAGTGGAACTAGCAAAACGTCCCCGCTAGGTAAGGGGTCATATCCCTGCATCCTGCGGGCTTCATTTATCGTCAGATAACCTGCCCGCATTCCCGACTCGGCTAAATCCCTCTTCTGGTCAATAGTCTCAGGGACAACTTCCTCAAATCCTAGTTTTAGATTTTCCGACTTCTTGAATTTAGGTATCAACTGCTCTTGTAGTTTGGCCGTCTTCCAATCAAGACGGGGTTTGACAATCCACCTGGCAAAGGTGTAATCCCCTGCCTCGGCGTTGGCTTTGTTCACGTTTTCCGATATTCCCATCACGGATTGAGGCATACCATAAACGCCCAGAATGACATCCCTGTTTCGTATCTTGAGATTGGAGAAATCCATATCTTTGACGGTATTCTGGACTTGTATATATTTCCCACCGCCCTCTAGTAATGCCACCTGATGCGCCTTGGAGGTCCCTTTGTATTTCTCTGACCATTGTTTCCTTAGCTTCTCGAATTGCTCGTCGCTTAGATTGTAATCGAACTGAATCACCCCGTCCGGACGGGCCGAGTTGTAGAAGAAATTCCTGTTCCACTGCCCAGAATACATCTCGGCGTCTAAATCAACGGCGATAGACTGCGCCGGGCCAAGACCTCTATATTGATTCAGGGGAGATGGGTATTTGAAATGAATAACCTCGTTTACATCGAACGGGACGGCCCTTTCACCCTCTCCGTAAACATATCCCTTGATGAATTTCTCTTTATCGGGAACTATTGACATCTTATGGGGGTAGGGAATCCATATCTCCGTGGGTTCGCCCAGTCCGTTGAAATTGAGAATCCAGAACGACTCCCCGATAAGCTCCTGGTAAATCGTGTCCAGGGCAATAAATTCATTCGAGGTCATGAAGGGGTTGACCAGACTAAGAAGCCTCAAAATAGGATGTTGGGATATCTGCTTGGGCTTTTCCCTGTTTGAGTTGTCGAATAGTGCCCACTTGACCTCTGAGCATCCCAGCGCAATACGGAATACGACGGCATATAGCCAGCCAATCTCTCCGTAGGCCCTGAGAAACCCCTCCGTATTCCTGTCGGGCGGGACATTGCCGCCACTCATGAAATATTGAGAGCGATAATCGAGTCGAGGCTGCTTCTTGAATAAATTCCTCATCCCAGCCACCTTATCTCAGGGCTGGGGGGTACGATTTCGAGAAACGCCAGCATCAGGGAATCGGCATAATCGGGGGATTTGACGTGATACCGCTTCCTCATTATTTCCTTCGACACGATGGCTACCCTCCTGTCGGATTGGATTTCATACCTTATTGTCGAGAGTTGGGAAATCAGATTCTGGTCATCGGGGATGTTTATCTTGCCATCCTCGAACCGTTTCGATAATTCAAAATAAGCCTGAGCTTTGATATTGACGAAATATTCCTCTTTCGACCTCTCACCCACCACGACCCCATTGACTTTGATTCCCTGTTCCAGTAAGCGGTCATAAACGCCCTTGCCAATCCCGATGGTATCTATATTCACATATTGAGGCTCTATTCCGTTGTCCTCTATCAAGCCCTTAATCCGTCCTACGGTTACCATGGTATTCTGTTCAGACCAGGGCTCGATTAAAATCACCGTATCGCCTTTGCGTATAATGGCCACTGACACATCTTCGCCGCCGGCTGCAATATCAACGCCCATCCTCAGCGGAGATCCCTCATCGGGTATTTTCCTGTTAACCGCTTCCCGCAAGAATCCATACCTGAACAGGAATTGCCCTGCCTCCAGTGTGTCCCAGTCACCTTCGAGTAATTGCTTGACCAATTCTACCGGGTAGAGTTTCCGTAAATTGGATTCATAATCTTCCGGTAAATAGGGGTTGTCCTTCGGTAAGGCGGGGATAAACGTGTGGTCTTCTAAATGCTGCTCGATGAATCTATGTTTTACCCACCCCGGCGCAGGATTGGCGGTCATGAGACCTCTGTAAATGATATTCGGTAAAACCAGCCTCAATCTGGAGGCCAACAGGAAGAAAAAACTCTCTGATGTTTCCTCCGCCTGATCTATACCCCACCAGCCCAATGTCATTGACTTCAACCGATCAATAGCCTTCTGGTCGTCCCCCAATCCACCGTAATAAATTAAAGAACCGTTCTTTAACCTGAAATAGCTCTCCGTCTGATGATGGACGGAAATCAACTCCTCCGGCAGGAACTTCTCCAGCTCTAATAAAGTCGTCCTGCGGAACGATGCCAGTTCATGACGGCATAAGTAGCCGATATTGCCCGGATAGTCTAAACTTAACTGTATCGCCTCATTTACTAACCAGGCCGACTTTCCTCCGCCCACCGCTCCTCCATATAATAAATACCTCTCAGGGGCTACGTGCGCCTTTGCCTGCTTTTCGGTCGGCTTGTACTTCTTGGATAAGTCTATCTTATTCGGCATAAGGGAAGCGCCCTTAATTCCTCCCGTACCGTTGTCCCATTCCAGTAATAGTAAGCCCCTAAATATTCAAACTTGTGCGATTCTAACCCACTGGCAGCCTTGATAACATTGGGATGCGTCACTTTTGAGGGGTTAACATCAAGGGTTAACATTTTATTGGCGGGGTTAACATTTGTTATACCCCGGCGCTTCTTTTTCATGGCTTCTCTGGATGCCTCCCTGCGCTTCTCTATATCTTTATACATCTATCCCCCTTTTGTGTTGTGTTGTGTCATTGGGAGGTATCCCCAGCCACTTTCAGAATATCTGAGGTAAATATAAGCCCCTACCCCTTGTAGTGCATAATCTGTGCCTACAGCTTAACATAATGGATATAGTACGAAGTTCACTCTTTTCTTCAGTAGGGCAAAAGGCGTGGGGCATCTAACTCAAGGTATTAACCAACCAAGGGGCTAACTAACTGATATTCAGTAACCAGGAAGTTAATTCAAAAGATAGTGATAGGGTAATACAGATAAGGATAGCTTTACTTATTCTACCCGCCCGCTTCATTTGATTATATTAACCTTACTCTGGGTGTAGGTTTCGTTGTGTTCTGATAGGTCTTGGCGTTTACGCCTTGCTGCCCGGCACTGGGGGCAATGTTTAGGATCCTGGAATCCCTTCCCGGCGTAGAACTCCGCTTCCCCATCTGAGAATTCAAACTCCTGCTGGCAGCTGTGGCACACGATTGTCTTCAATTACTTCCTTCTGCGGCCGTGGCACACCCGATATGACCTGTAGGTTGATTGTGCCCTCATGCCTCTGCGTGATGTTATCTCGATATTTATTGGGGAGTTCGGCCTTCAATTTGAACATGAGAAGTAGATCTGACCGACCCTTGCCTTCCTGGATACGCTGTAATAATATGTTCTCTAGTAGGTCGATGTGGGTCAGCTTGGCCTGCTCCATCTCTAACCCGAATTCCTCGTTCTCTTTGATTACCCTGGCTAGTGTGCGACGGCTTGTGCCAACCGCCCTGGCAGCCATGTGTAACGTGCCGTAGTTGGTATACGCCTCTACTGCCGTCTCTTGCTGGTCTGGCGTTATTCTATCTTTTGACACAATATGTGTCGATGATTTCTTGCGAGTCTTCATGATTATCCTCTAGTAGTGTGGGTATAAGCTTTTCTGCATTTGCATAGTTCTTAATAATCAAATAAATCTTGCATCTATTCAATATCTGCTTTACCAGGTCGTCTCTCCCCCCAATCGTCCCCTTCATTCCACCATGATTCATCATCTTCGTCTTCTACCTCTATATCATCCTCGATAAATACTAGGTGTGCGATTACTGGTTTCCTTGCAGGAGTCCAACCATATATATCACTGGCATCGTCGGCTGTCCAAATCAGGGTTCCCATGTTTCTTTACCGCATTTCTGTAGTTCTCGCCTATCTCTCTACCGTGTAACGGCATCCTCTTTCTCTTCCTTTTCTCTCTCCGCACTTGTCTGGGAATCGGCAAGTCATCCCTCTCAAAGCGGATTTTCCCATCAACTAATTTCATCTATCAACGGTTCTGTTTTGACAATAACGCAACCTGTTAAATCACCCTGCGGCAGGGATACTATTCTTACGCCTTCATCATGGAGATGCTGTAAGATGGTATCAGCAAGGTAGACGCTTTCGTTCCAGTTGAGTTTGAACGCACTCTGCCCCAATTCCTCAATCCATCTGCGTATCTCTTCAGTTTTCATATTTCTTCCCGCAATAAGGGCAATATACAGCAGGGTAAGGGAAGGAAATCCTAACATCACTCATAATACAATCCCTCACGCACGTTCGGTAAAAGACATCCCTCTGTTTTTCACCGCACATCGGGCAGTAGACGGGATGCTCATCAATGTCTACCCCGCACTCTTTACAGGTTTTCATAGTTGCTGCAACTACTCATCATCATTGTCCCATGCATCTCTGAAAGGAATAGCAAAACCACCTTTCGGCCTTGGGTAAGGATAGTCAAAGCGATCTGTTTTATAACTTTCCGGCATGGGCTTTTTATGGCGATTGATTATCTTTGAAACGTATGGTTCACTGACATTCAATTCTTTGGCTATCTCGCTTTGCCCTAAACCATCTTGCCAGTACAAAAGGCATATCTCTTTTTCGTTCCCCTCGGGGAGTTCCAAAATCCTATCTTTAGGATAACCACGTTTAGGCCAGAGTTCGCTAGCATACAATACATAGCTGGGTATTATTCTGTCTTCGGGTCCTTGCTTCCTCCGCAAATCTTTTATGTAGTTATCGATAATGGTTTTAACAAGCTCCCAGCTATCAAGGGATTTGCCCTCGATTAACAAGTCCTCAATTTTGGCCAATGCCCCCGTCGCTGCATCATCTATATTAGGCAACCCCCTTGCTTTAGAGGCAGTGTATTGAAGTATTTCATCACTGAGTTTTCCATAATCCTCTTGTCTGCCAGAATTAAGTAGCCTTAAAAATCTCTCGCTATCCATTATCCCCTTCACTTATATAAACGACAAAAGTTAACTAATGTCAAGTAGGTCGCTCCCCAAACTACACAAGGTGTGGTATTTGGGCGATAGACTGCCACAACATATAGTAGGTGTTATACCACATTGCAAGGTAATTGTCAAGTAGTAAAAGTGAGTATAACAGCGACTGAGTGAGCCTTTGTATCTAGCAATCTACCCTAACCCGCCATAATCGCCCATAATCGCCTGTCAGCGGGCTTGCCACCTGCCAGGAATAGGTGTATTGTAGACATAGTTAGAAATGAAAGGAGGAGGGAAATGAAAAAGTCAATTGGGCTTATAAACGGCAGGCATGAGATGCCTGTCGAGGGGTATCTCCTGGAGGAGGCAACTCCAGGAGACGAAGCATATACTGCCGCTTATGAGGCGGCGTATGCCTATCTTACTGGGGCCATACAGGATGCCCCGGTGGGGACCATAACCCAGGAGGAGCAATCCTGGGGGACTGCGGGTGGAGGCTTGGTACAGTATAAAACTAAGTCCATCGACCTGCAGTTTTTTTACACAGGCCTCACCGAGGCCGTCCTGGGGGCGCTAGACGGCTTTGACCAGGCCAAGAGAGCGATGCCGAAAACCGTTGTAATAGATGGCGAAACGGTATCGCTTTCTGCTAATATCCACCTGATGCGGTACGACACCGTATTGGGTGAATATCAGGAGCTGCGGCGGGAGGCTCCAGCAGTAGACGTCCGATTATGGGACGACTACATAGAGTCTCTTGGGGAGCAGGACATACGTCGGCGCTGTCCGGAATGTCAGCATGTCCTGACGCTAGACGATATTTACCGACTAGAGGCGAAGGGGATTGTCAGGTGTCCATATTGCTATGGGCGCCTCCGCTAGTCTATCCTGTCTGCCCATCACGGTGGGCAGGAGGGAATAGAGTAGAAAGGAGAGAAAGAAATGAAGAAAATCTTAACTGATTCAGAACTGAGGAACTGGGGAGAGAGGTTGGGCGAGGACTGGGGCGGCATCAGCGCTACAGAGGTGCTGGAACTGATGCGAGAGACCGCCGGCAACGAATATGACGCCGGGGAGGCTGATTGGGAGTTTAGCATCCGCGATGCCCGGCGGATGATAGAGCTTCTGGGTCCCTAGTTTATCCTGTCTGCCTATCACCCCGGTGGTAGGCAGGAGGAAATATACTAGCGAAAGAAGAAATGAGAGAGGGGCACGACATCCTTGAGAGAGAAGCCAAAGCCAAAGGAAGGTAAGGAAATGACTTATAACATATCACAGCAAGAGGCAAAGGAGCGGTGCGCTATCAAGCGCAAATTAAGGAAAGCAGAAATTGCCTATCAAATGGAGGAGAGCACGGCTAGCCTGAAAGCAAAGTTAATACCCCAGGGGATGCGCTACCGCAGGGCGTGTGCTATGATGGGGATTGACCCTGACAATAACCCTAATTACGAGACATCTTGAGTTCTCCTTTCACCCCTGCCGGGAGATTTGTCGGCTCCCAGGTAGGGGTGAGGGGATA